CGTGACGCCCTGCACCGGCCGCAAAACCAAGTACCCGGAATCCTCATGTCTCACCACATCCAGCCTCTGATATTGGGCTGCTGGGTCATATTCGCCTCGTGGTACCAGGGAAACCCGCCCTAAATTTGTACTAACCTCCATAACTTAAAACCACCTCCAGGTCTGCGCCGTTTAGCCGGAACTGCGGCCCGGCGTACTCGCTGTCCGTATATATGTAGAGATTCCCGGTTCGGGGATCAAGGAGGAACGTGGCATACATCACATTCCCCCGAGCCGCCTCTCCCGTGTCCTCATACCGCTGTTCTGCGGCGTTCCACGTCCACCAACGGCCATCGATGATAGTGGGAGGCTTACCGCTGTACTGCTGGGCAGTAAGGGCGCTTTTGGCGGCAGAATCCTCAGACTCCTTTTCCTTGTCCTTGGCGGTCTCCGCATCTGTTTTGGCCGTCTCTGCGGCTGCCTTGGCGGCCTGAGCGGTTAACTTTGCCGCTTCAGCATCGTTTTTGGCGAGCTCTGCGGCGGTTTTTGCCACCAAGGCGGCGTTCTCAGAGCCTTTCGCTCCATTTTGACTGATGAGAGCCTCGTCACGGGCGGCCTCCGCATCTGTTTTGGCCGTCTCTGCGGCTTCCTTGTCCGCTGTGGCCTGTGCGCCAAGGGTCTCCACGTCAGAGCGAATCGTCTTGACCCGTTCCTCGGCGGCCTTTGCCTCAGCCTCGCTCTGGGCGGCAGCGGCCTGAGAATCGGCGGCCTCCTGAGCCTTTTGCGTGGCGACTACTTCCGAATTACCGGCAGCAGTTTCCGAAGCCTTGGCTGCCGCGGCGGCATTTGCTGCGTTAGAAGCCTGCTGGATCGCATTAAGCTCCGAAGTTTTGGCGTTTGTCTCAGAGGTCTTGGCGGCCCTGGCGGAGTCCACAACTTCGGTCGCCTTCTGCTCAGCCGTGGCGGCTGAAGCCTTAGCTTCGAGAGCGGATGCGGCCGCAGAGTCCTTGGCTGTCGCCGCAAACCGCATAGCCTCAGATGACTCTACATTCATAGCTACCAGCGCGTCATGGATGGAACCTCGTACTTCCTCGCCATATACGGCGTCCAGAATTTTTTGCAGGAATGTGGCAATGTTCGCCAACTAAATCACCCCTAATCTTCCAGCATCCAGTCGACTCCCAAAATCTCCTCGCCGGAGAGACAGCCGATAGCTTCCGTATACTTGGCCGTCATCAGCTCGACCTCGTGCTCCATCTCGTTGAACGGGGCCATCTCGTCGCAGAACTTCTGGAAATTGGGGGAATCGACCTTAATGCCGATGGTAGTCTGGCCGTGCTCGCCCTTGACCTCCTCGCCATACTTTTCAATGAGGCTGTTACGAAACGTCTCGTATTCGGTAAGGCATTCGCCGAGGATACGAAAGTTTCGGGCGGCGACATACCCGATCTTGTCCCGATGGGACAGAAGCGGCCGGAGCTGGTTCAGCATTACGGCCATCTCAGCGTTTTTGAATTTTTTCTTCACAGTTATTCTCCTATTCTGAATCAATACCATCGACTCTGGCGCTGGAAAAATCAACGCTTCCGGTAAACTCAACCCGGCCATTAAAGCAGATTGTTCCGCCACACGGGCTGGAAATATAAACATACGGCCCCCATACGCCGGCATCGTAATATTCAATGCAGAACATATGATAACGGCTGCTTCCATACGGCCCATACAAGTTGAAACTGCCTGCATCTCCTCCGGCAATGACGTTGAATTCACTGCCATAAAATTCGCCACCTTCGATAACCGGAGATCTGATTGTTGTTGCCCCGATATAGGTGGACCGAATATAGCTGGGCAGTTCGATAGAATCTGCCAGACGGTATGCCTGGTTCGCTTTGGCATAAGCGGCATCGGCGGCGTCATAAGCGTCGGCAGCAAGCGAGTTGGCATTGTTCGCCTTGACATTCGCCGTCGAGGCAAGAGAATAAGCCGGGTTGTAGTCCAGATTTTGATTGGTCACCTGCGCCCAGTTGATAGAACTGCCAGCGCCCATGGTGATGTTGCCGTTGATGGTGATAACGCCTGTGGGACTGACAGCAAACGTGATCGCGCCGGTGTTCTTGTTCCGGATGGTCAGCCCATACAGGTCGAGATAGTCCGAGGAGAACTTACTCCCGGTCATCATGCTGTTTCCATAGCGATCCAGAAAATCGGAAGCCTGCACAACGCCCTTGAAGTCCCCGCTGGCCGCCACGAGCTGGCCGCCAAACGTTCCTTTTGCGCCGGACAGAGTCCCTGCAAAGGTGCCTCGTCTGGCGTATAGGTTCCCTTCTTCATCCACGGTAAAATTTCCGTTCCCGATGTTGATGGAGCCCTTTTTCATGGTCAGTTTTCCGGTGGTAAAATCCAGACTGAAGTTGCCGCCATAATCCTTGAGCACGCCGGCCCGAATCACATTGGCATTCAGCACGCCAGTAGTAATGTAGTCAGCCACAATGGACCCGTCCATAGTGATGGCCAGCCCAAAGGTCTTGCCGCCATCGTTGGAATACCCCAGACCATTCATGTTCCACTTCCAGAGCTTGTCCGCCTTGGTGTAGTCCCGGATGTTGGAAATATAAAGGGTCTCCGAACCGTAGTCGTCCTTGGTGATGGTGATGTAGCCGGTGGTAGCCATGTTCATGATGTGGGTAGCGTTCTCCTTGGCCTCTTTAAGGATGGAATGGGCCTTGGGAAGATCGTCGATCTTCTGGAGAATGGCCGCACTGGTCTGATTGTTCACACTGCTGAGGCTAGTTTTCACCGTCGTGCCTAGCTTGAATTGGGTCTGATCCGGGTTATCCAACGGAATTTCCAGCTTGGTCACCGGAAACATCCGATCCAGTCCGTGAGGCCTGGAGATGACTCGAATCTCATCCAGCAGCTTCACTGCCTCGATACTCACATCCAAATAGTGAAGGTCCAGGGCGCTCAACTCTAACTCCATGTTGTCAAACTGGAGGTCTCTCAAATAGGCCTTTGCCTTTTCCAGAAGCACCACCGGATCACTGACATCATTCCAAGTGACGACCTTCTCGATCCAACCATAGGCGGCGAAAGCCTCGTCCGATTTAACATACATACTCCCGTTGTTCACGCTTTCCACCGTCAGATAGGCGTCCAGTGCCTCGATGGGGCTGTCGTCCAACCGGTTGCCGAGAGGCACAATGACCGTGGCGAACTCCGTAGAGTCCCATTGCTTGGTAAAGTCGATCATATTGGAGCCAAACTGGATGACCTGGCTACATGTGTCAGGATATTCAGCCAGATAGTCCAGATACCGGACCCCGTCAACCTTCCTTACCCGCATATGACCGCCGTACTTCTCGATTAGGGCGTTAAGTATCGCTAAGGTTTTGTCGTTGTTGGTGTAGTAAGTAGGAAAATTCTCGTCCACCATCGTAACCGCGCCGATAGAGAACTGCCGGTTAGCCCCAACCTTGGAATTGTGGACCCGAATCAGCTCTTCCAGATAGGCTCGGATACTCTGACCTGAAAACTCCGCTGGAGGCTGGGTGCTGTCGTTGAAATAGGCCAGTTCCCCCTCGCAGTAGAGGTCCCGGTTGTTGTAAAAGTCCATGCTCTCCGAAAGCACCCGCCCGGCCCAGATCTCTACCCCGTCCTTCTGAACGGAAATATCCGTGGTCATGCGGGCAATGCTCCCGTAGCCTACATTCTTCTGGGGCAGCTTCATGGTCAGGGACCCGGCGGCGTTGTCCTCCAACGTCAGCTTGGGGCTTATAACCTTCATGCTCTCCAGAGCAAAGACGTCGCTGTAGATGCAGACGTCATCCGCATAAATGGAATACATCAGTCATAGCCTCCCTACTCTAAAATCGACCGACACCGTCGCCGAGCCCGCGTCGCACCAAAAGTAAATGTCGGCTCCCATATCGCCGAAGAAAACGAACTCTGGAATCTGCACCGTTCCATCGTGAAGAAGCTTCGTAATATCGAGTTCCAGCTTAGGGTTGACGAAGCGGGCGTGAACGCCCCGACCAGCCGTACTCCGCACAATGAACCGGGGGCAGATTGGGGCTCTTCCAAAGAGCTTTGCATCCAACCTCTTGACAGATGTCGCAGTGGTAACAGAGATGTTCTTGAACAGCGTGGCGCGGATAACGCCATTTTGAAAGTTGAACGGGTCCCACAGCCAGTCGTCAATGGATGATAGCACTGACCACTTGTACGGCCCAACGTCGTAGTCGATCACGATGCGGGACCAGTCCTTTTCCGACTTCCAGGCGTTGACAGTGAAGCGTCCCTCGTAGAAATATTCAGGGTCATCCTCCAAAACTGCTCGCATGTTCTGCCCATGCAGATAATCAATGATGTCGGAATAGGCCATGTGCCAGGGCTTGAAGCCGTTCATGACGATGAACTCGACAGATCCCGTCCGGTTCTGATACGCCGGATACCCGGTGATGGCTTGCGACAAATCAATGACACCGTCCCCACCGGGAATGTCCAGTGTTTTTATCTTTTGAGGCGGAGGGTTAAACAGAGGTCGGGAAGA